GCGGCACATCCGCAGATAAACGGCTCAAAGCGAATAAAACCACGCCGCCGCCCGCAAAGACGACCACGCCGGCAGTAATGCCCGTGCCAGCGACGACGCAAAAGAAATCAGTGAAAGGCGGCAAATAGATGCTTATCCGTAAAACATCTGCGAAGATCGTGGTCGGCAACAAAGAGATCGAGACCACAGACCTCGCGTTCGAGATGACGCTTGATCTCTTTGATGAGACGAAGTATCGTGATGCCTTGCGCGAGCAAGGCATGCTCAGGCGTCGTCGCGAACTACACGGCGAGTGGCTCACGCGAGAAGAACCCGCACTGCCTGAGCGCCTGGCTGCGCAATACCACACGGAATGCGACGTGTATGACAGGCAGGTCTGCACTGGAGAGCGCAACGGGGAACCCATACCTGTGACGCCGCAAGAGCAAGGCTCGATCAATCGCAATGCGTACCAGGTCAGGCGCAGACTGCTTGCAGAGAATCCGGGCGTCACGCAAATGCAATTACACGAGGCTATCGCAAAGGAGAGCAGATAAATGCAAGGACAGAACACACCGGTCCATCCACACACGCCAGGCGTGCCCGAGATGACCACGATCCATAAGCGTCCGACAAAGCTTGTGGCACACTTGCTCAATAGCGAAGATGTGTATGTGCAGTGCCGGGTCGGTGGCGAAGACGTGCATGTGCCGCTTTCGGAGATCTTCCGACTCTTTGAAGCGGAGCTTGCGGCGAAGGTGCGCCTGTCGCATGGAGGCAATTCGTGAGGTACTTCATGGACGCGGAGTTCATCGACGACGGGCACACCATTGATCTGATCAGTATTGCGATGGTTGCCGAGGATGGGCGCGAATATTACGCGCAATCCGTGGAGTTTAATCATCGCAACGCTTCCCCATGGGTTCGGGAAAATGTTTTTCCCGGTCTACTTTCCTGTCCTTATCAACGTGACACTCATCTTGTTACCACGCCCTACAGTCTCGAAGTAGCATTACAGTTACACGGCCCACGAGGAGCCAATCTCTCACGTGGTCAATGTACGTCGGAACAAAGGAAAAGTGACCCGGGCAATTTCCTGATAGAAAGCATTTCAGAGCGTGACTGCCCTTGGCGCAATCGTGTCCAGATCGCCAACGAACTGGTGAATTTCTGTAATCCAGAGCAGTACGGCAAGCCGGAGTTCTGGACCTATTATGGAAGCTACGACCACGTGGCCTTAGCGCAGCTTTACGGCCCGATGATTGGCCTGCCGCCGGGTTGGCCGATGTACACGATGGATATCAAGCAGTGGTGTGTGCAGCTGGGCGATCCGCAGTTACCAGAGCAAACGAGTGCGATGGAGCATAACGCCCTCAATGACGCCCGGTGGAACAAGGTCGCGTGGGAGTTCTTGCGCGATCTGGAGGCGACGCGACCTGCGGGCAATCAGGACCTAGCCAAGAAGATTCTGTATGCAATGGAGATCTCTGAGAAGTTCTTGCCGCCAGAGCTACCCGACGCCCCTGGTATCAATGTCGTGCAATCGCTCATGAATAGCATTGCCAACCTCTGCAATCAGCAGGTAGGCACGGCGAGAACACAGCACAATAAATAGTTGACTAACGCAATCATTGACTTTATAGAGCAAGGATGATTATACTATGGGTAACGAAACACCTCCACTGCCCGGCGAGACGCCGCCAGTAGAGCCGACCCCGGGCGAGACGCCCCTACTGCCTAATGGCGAGACGCCAGGCGGCACTGCTCCCATGTCACCGGACGATGCCCAAAAAGAAATACGCCGACTGCAGGCAGGGCTTGAGCGCGCCAACAAAGAGGCCAAGGGATATCGCGTTCAAGCAGAAGAGCTGGGCAAATTCAAGGCAGACGCAGACGCGTCGAAGCTGAGCGAGACCGAGAAGCTGCAAAAGCAACTCGCCGACCTGCAAAAGGAACGCGACGACGCAGCGCAGCAGATACGCACCCTGAAAATCAACACCGCCGTCACCAGCGCCGCAGCCCGCCTGGGGTTCGCCGATCCTGAGGACGCCGGGCGCTTTCTCAGTGACACCACGCTCGATCTAGACGCGGCAGGCGCGCCGACGAATGTGGAAGATCTGCTAAAATCCTTGCTCAAGGCGAAGCCGTATCTCGCAGGCAAAGCCGCACCAGCGCCGACAAGTGGGGGCGCAACCAATCCAAGCCGCACGCAAAGTGGCGCACCACCCGAGATCACCCGGGAGTACATCGCGACCCTGACGGGCGAGGAGTACGCCAAGTTGCCACGCGAGACGCAGCTACGCATTGCACAAATAAACTATGACCAGCCGTGGAAACGGCACTAAACGAAGAATCGTCTTTGTATCTCGTGCCCAGTGCCTTTTGAAAGACATTGAGCAGGGGATAATGGAGGTGTGACATTAGTCTCAACAACTTTATTCCTTATAACTAGGGACTTCAAGGAGCAATCTTTGTCGAACAACCTCTCTGGAAACGGTGAAACACCCAACTGAAAGAAGTGGTCAACGCCGTGGGAAGCATAGCAACGACGCTAAGGCACCCGTAACGACTAAGTGAGAGGCTCCTATCAACGTTGATAGGATGGTGCCATAGTCTGGTCCTTGCAGGAATGCAAGGAGTCAGCCAGAAATGAGCTGGCCCGCCCGATCAGGGCGAGTAACAAACATGCAGTTATGGGCCGATACCCTGCTTGCCGCCTTGCGTAAGAACCTCGTCTTCGGTGCATTGTATAACACCGACTACGAAGGGCAGTTGCAGCAAATGGGTGACACCGTGCGCATCAATGCGATCGGCGGTATCACGATTTCCAACTACTCCAAAGACACCGACCTCAATGCGCCGCAGTCGCTCACTGATGCGCAGACCATGCTGACCATTTCGCAGGCCAACTACTACAACTTTGTCATCGATGACGTGGACCAGGCGCAGGCGCATCCCGAGGTGATGACGGAAGCCATGAGCTACGCCGCCTATCAGCTCGCGTTGCAAATGGACAACTACTACGCCGGCTTCTATACCGATGCCATCGCCGCTTCCACTATCGGCTCCTCCGGCGCACCGGTGACCATCAGTGCCGCCACACAGGCCAATGTTGGCGCAGGCACGACCTTCTATGACTACCTGGTCATCCTCGGGCAGTACATGACCCAGCAAGCGGTGCCGAAAAAGAATCGCTGGGCCGTCATCCCGCCCTGGGGCAAAACCTTCCTCACCCAGGATGTGCGCTTTACCTCGTTCAACACGGACGCCGGGCGCATGACGATTATGACCGGCAACCTTGACGCCAGCGCTGGCGCAGCCTCTGACGCCTACATTGGCCAGATCGATGGCATGGATGTCTATGAGAGCGTCAACGCCTTCCATGTCTCAGGCACCGTCGGCGCCGCCACCTCCGTCGATGTGGTCATGGCCGGCTCACGCATGGCCATCACCAAAGCCGAGGGCCTCAACAAGACCGAGGCGTATCGTCCGCCACTCCGCTTTGGTGACGCGGTCAAGGGACTAGCCTTGTATGGCGCAAAAACCGTGCGGCCCTACGCGCTGGCCACGGCCTATGTGCAGCATCCATAGTCACACACAAGAAAGGACACATCCATGCCAAGAACTGCACTCGCGCCTAAGGTCCTTGCGGCCAATGGCGGCATTGTGAACATGCTCAACACGGGGGCCAACATGACCGCCGTGGACAATACCAATGGGCACACCATCGCCATCCCAAGTGCGACGATCCCTGCCTCGGGCAACGCGGATCGCCTGATTCTCCTGGTCCTCAATACCAACGGTGCCGGGCAAGTGGTCACCGTGCGTGCGGCCACCTCAGACGGAGGCGCGGCGAAGCTTGGCGCGGGCACCAGTAGCCCGATCGCGCCGCCCGCCTTTGAGAGTGGCAAGGGCGATCTGGTGTTTGGCGCTATGACGGCCACCACTGGCATCGGCGTCTTTGGCCCCTTTGAGGTCGCGCGCTTTATTCAGCCCGACAACACGATCTCCGTCGACTTCGGGGGCGCGACCGGCTTTATTGCCGCGCTGCTCCTGCCGAGAGCCTTCTAGGCACGCGCATATAGGTATTGGGACTACTAGAACAAGGAGGACAGGATATGGCAGAGCAGCATCTCCCAGCGATGCCGGACGGCGGCGAATGGATGCAGCGCGGCCTGGAGGCACCGCAATACATCACGCACCGCGAGCACATCAAGCGGCTGCATGGTGATGGCTGGCGCACCGCAGCCGACCCACGCATAGCGGCTGACACCAAGGCGGCCACGCCATCGGAGACCGAGGTGGCGCTGCACGCGCAATTTGCCCAGTTGCAGGAGCACGTGACCACGCTACAAGGACAACTGGAGGCTGAGCGCGAGGGCCATGCGAAGGCACACGAACAGGTGGCGGCCCTGCAATCGGAGCTGGACGCCGAACGTGCGGCGCACCTGGCAACGAAAGAAGCGGCAAAGGACACGCATAAGCCCGCGGCAACGAAGCCCGCGAAGTAGAGGGAAGACGCAATGCCCGTAGTACGCACGACCATGGCGGCCCTGATCACCGAGACGCGCCTGAAGATCGCCGATCCCTCGGGGGGAAGTCAGCAATTCACGGATCAGCAGATTCAGGATCGCTTAGATGACAGTCGCGACGATATCCGCTATGAAGCCTTAGCGATTGCGCCAAGCATCGTCAACACGGCCAACACAGCGCAATCGGCGCAGACGATCTTTGCTGATTACTATAGCGGCTATCAGTGGTGGGAAGCCGACGTGGTGCTGCAAGGGCAAAGCCCGACGGCGCTGCCCTGGGTCGTGCTGACGCCTGCTGCCTCCGACTACATCGTCGGGCACTGGCAGTTTGAGCTGGACGTGTACAACACGGGCACGGTGCCTGGACAAGTACCGCCAGTCTTCGCCACGGGCAAGGTCTACGACTGCAATATGGCGGCAGCAGAATTGCTGCAATACTGGGCGGCGCTGCTTTCCGGCGCGTACGACATGACCGTTGATGGGCAGACCTTGCGCCGCTCCCAACTCATGGCGGGCAAGCTCACCTTGGCGCAGTACTATCTCAGGCAGGCGAAGCCACGCGTAGCCAAGATGCATAGAAGCGATACCCAGGCACCGACGAACGCCAGGAGTATACGCTTGCTCGATTCAGACGACAGTATCAAGGGGGCCTAGATGTTAGCAATCTCTGCGGCTGAACTTGCCAGCATTCGCGCCGATACCGCGCAGGCTGTTTGCACCGAAACCTGCGTTATTTCCCGGGCGACGCCCACCGTTGGCAGCAGTGGGGAGCAGATCCCGGGCACCTACGCGGTCATTGCGACGACGGTAGCCGGGATGCGATCGCCCAATGCCACGCAGCTCGCGATGTATGCCGACAAAATCGGCTCGCTCAAGAGTTGGCAGGTGCAGTTGCCGTATGGCACAAACGTCGCCATACTCGATCACCTACTCATTGGCGGGGAGACCTTGCTCGTGCAGGCAGATCTTTCTCCGCAAAGTCTCAACGCACTGACCACCATGCTGGCCTCGGAGGTGAAGTAATATGGCAGGCTTCAATCATTGGGGAAGTGTCGCGGAAGCAGTCGATACAGCCGCGAGCCAGGTCGTACGCAAGACGGCTTTGGATGCGCAAGGCCATATCCAACAGCATATCCAGGCCAACGGGCAGATCGACACGGGCTTCATGCTCAACTCGGTGTACACGGTGACCAGCGAAGGGAGTAGCTATACAGGCGGGGAGCACGCACTTGCCGCAGTGGCCGCGCCCCCTGACAACAAGACGGCGTATGTCGCGGTGGCGGCGGACTATGGGGAAATACAAGAGCTAGGGAGTAGATATATGCCCGGACGACCATTCTTTTTTCCAGGCATGGACGACACGCGACCAGGCCTCGATGCCGCGATGGCCCTGATTAAAGCGAAGATGGAGGAGGCAGCGGGCCGATGAGTGTCAACGAGGCGTACCTGGGCTTTGTGTTCTTGCGGGGTCTTCTTGGGCCTGATGTGACCTTGCAAGGCTACGCGCCAGGTGGGGGCTACCGGGCCATGGCCCCCTCTACCACCACGCCGCCGTTCTGGGTCATGAGCTTGCAGTCGCCAGGGGTGGACACGACGACCCAGCAAGGGGTGCGCCTGCTCGCGAACCCGCTCTTTCAAGTGCGCGTCGTAGGACCAGAGGCGCTGAGCGCCCAGATCGCGAGCGGCGCTGAGCGTATCGATACGCTGCTTGGGGGGAAAGACGGGCTGCGTAACCAGAGCATCACGGGCGGCTTTATCGCGGCGTGTATCCGAGAATCGTCGCTCTCAAGCGATACGCTCGTGAACGGCGAGCTGAGCACAAGCATCGGGGGCTTGTATCGCTTAACCATTGAGCAAACAACCTAACTCTTATTGTCTTTTCGTATCTCAGGATGAGCACCAGGCAACGCGCTGATGTTGATCCAGGGATGATGGAAGGGAAGCATCCATGGTCTTCGTTCCTGAAGTTTCGACCATCAATCAGCGCCTGCAGATCGGCGCGGAAACCACCATTGGTACGGCGGTGCCGGCAAATAAACTCTTAGAGTGCTTTGATACGACCGTTGGCATCAACGGCGACGTTCTGGCGTACGGGGCCACTGGTCACAAGTACGACCTGGTGCAAGAGGAGAACACCGAATGGGTGGATCTCACGGTGTCCGGGGCGATGGACTATAACGGCATCCTCTATCTCCTGGGCGGGGCCATGGGCGCGGTGACACCTGCGGCCTATAACGGCTCGGCGGTCGCGAAGAGCTGGACGTACACGCCGCCCACATCAGGCAGCATTGCGCCGCAGACGTATTCGATGGAGCAAGGCGACGCTGTGCGAGCACGCAAATGGGCCTATACGCTCTTTAATTCCTTTGGCTACACCGCGACCCGCAAAGATGTCAAGCTTTCTGCCAAGGCCATCACGCTGCCCCTTGCCGACGGCATTACCCTGACCGCCAGCCCGACTCCGATTGCTCTAGCCCCCATTGTCGGCAAACAGATCAATGTGTATCTCGACTCGACCAGCGCCAACCTCGGGGTGACGCAGTTGCTCAAGTTTTTGTCGGTGGATTTTCTCTTCGATGGCATCTATGGCCCGTTCTGGCCGCTCAACCGCGCCAACATTGGCTACACGTCGCATGTCGATCTCAAGCCGAAGACGACCGTGAAGCTCAAGATGGAAGCCGATAGCGTCGGCATGAGTCTGCTTGGCATGCTCCAGG